CAGCGTCGAGTGCTTGGACGTTCACACATATATAGCCTCAGCGGTGGTAGTGGGTGGGGTGCGAAGAGCGGCCGAACTGAGCCTGTCCAACGTCTCGGATGATCGCATGAGACTAGCAAAGTCAGGTGCATGGTATGACGCTCACGGCAACCGGGCACTGGCCAACAACTCAGCGGCCTACACCGAGAAGCCAGATTTCGCCGTCTTCCAGAACGAGATGAAGTCTCTCTACGAGTCATACTCCGGGGAGCGCGGCATCTTCAACCGCGAGGGCATCCAGAAGAAGATTGCGGAGCACGGACGCCGTGACCCTGATCAGGAATTCGGTTGCAATCCTTGTGCCGAGATCGCACTCCCGAGCGGATTCGGTGGTGGTTCAGCATGTAACTTGTCAGAGGTCATCATCAGACCGAACGACACGCTGGCGTCGCTGAAGAAGAAGGTCGAGATTGCGGCCATCTTCGGCACACTGCAATCGACACTCACGAACTGGGGCTATGTTCGCAAGGCGTGGCGAGACAGTTTGGAGCGTGAGCGACTCCTCGGCATTTCGTTTTCTGGGATATGCGATCACACGACCATGAGCGGTCAGGACGGCAAGGGCAAGACGCGTCGCTGGTTGCTTGAACTGCGTGATCACGCGGAGAAGGTCAACGAGGAATGGGCAGAGCGGCTAGGCATCAATGCCTCGCACTCAGTCAGTTGTGTGAAACCGTCTGGGACAATTTCTCAATTATGCTCGGTTTCCAGTGGAATTCACCCACGCTATAGCAAGCACTATATACGCCGGGTGCGTCAATCGATGGGCGATCCAATCACCCAGTTCCTGATCGATCAGGGTGTGCCACACGAGCCGTGTGTCATGTCGCCCGAGAGCACGATGGTCTTCGACTTCGTTCAGGAATCGCCAGAGCATTCTCTCTGCGTCGAGAACATGTCGAGCATTGATCAGCTTGAACTGGCGAAGCTGTACGGCGAGGCGTGGGCCACGCATATGGTTAGCGCCACTACTTACTATGACGATTCGTCGTGGTTCGCTGTCTGCCAATGGGTCTGGGATAACTGGGACTCGGTTACGGGAATGAGTTTCCTGCCTCATGACGGCGGCACTTACCGCCAAGCACCTTACGAGGCTATCGATCAGGCCGAGTACGACATCATGAAGCAAGCGATGCCGGTCATCGACTGGTCGCTGTTCCCAACTTACGAGAGAGGTGACACCACCGAGGGCGCGAAGACTGCGGCCTGTGTCGGTGACGCCTGCGAGTTATGAGCAAGGCCGACTGGTGGCAATCGGACGGCCGGTCTGCTCGGGAATATGCGGAAGCCCTTCTAATCATGAAGGGCGACGCTCCTAGACAGAGAAACTTTATGTCCACTCACGTTCCCGAGCACCTTCGGGAACTAACTCGAACCCATTACAAGAACGCACTCGCATTAGGAAAGGGCGATGAAGAAAGATGACTTGAGAGATCAGATAGCCAAGGAGACGGAACGATTCTTACGGGAGGGTAAGCGCATAGAGAAGCTACCCACGGAAAGGATCTGCCCCGAAGGCATGGAATGGATCGCGGAGCGCGGCATGGACTACACCACTTGGGATCAACCGGGATCGCCAGAGTGGGAGCAGAGCCGGGAGCCTGATCCAGAGGAGGAAGATTTTCATGGATGAAATAGGAGAGATCGAAATGTTAGCTGACTTTGACGAAGCCCTGCTGGGCTGTGTCTACGCAGAGGACGGCACCCCGGTCGCCTGCTACTCCAGCGAGGTCGTAATGAGACGACTCGCGGAGGAGGGCTTCGACGAAAGTGATGCGCTGGATTATGTGGAGCAAATCACAGAGGGCATGAAGCTGATCTGGATTCACCCCATCGAATTTGAGCCGGAGTTTACGCCGACCAAGTCGCCGCATCTAAGGCTGGTTCACTGATGGCCTTCCGGGGTATCAAGCGATTGACCGCAGACAAGCACATGAGCGACGCACTGCGGAAGAGGGCTGGCTACATCTGCCAGCTTACTGGAAAAGACTATAGCGACAGACCGCAAGGTCTCCAGCTATCCCACTTCATTGCCAGAGGGAATTGGAGTGTCCGATTCGACCCGAAGAACTGTCTCGTTCTGTCCGCATGGGCGCACAAAGAGATGGAGGGTCACCCTGTAAATCACATAGCGCTGTGGCGCGAAATTCATGGAGGAATTTATGGCCGATCTGAAAGCGACGCTGAACTCAATGCGCTTCTGGGCCGCTCAACCTGCACCGAGCGAGCCAAGTACGCCCGAGCCAACCACGACAAAATCGGAAAGCATTATCTCCGAATCAGCAAAGAAATCGACACGCTCACGGAAGAGGAACTCGAAGAATATGAAATCCACCCCCCAATCTACAGAGACCACGCGCCCTTCCTCAGTTAGGGGTAAGCGCATCATGGTCATACCGGACACGCAGGTGAAGCCGGGAGTCAACACCGACCACCTAGAGTGGGCGGGTCGCTACTGCGTGAAAATGAAACCTGACGTGATCGTGCATCTGGGCGACCACGCAGATTTCCCGTCGCTGTCCACGTGGGACAAGAAGGGCGGCAGACACATGGAAGGCAAGCGCATCATGGCAGATTTTGAGAGTGCCAATAACGCGTGGGCCAGACTGAATGCGCCAATCGATAAAGAGATAGCGCGACTCAAGAAAGGCAAACGCAAGGCTTGGAATCCGCGCAGGGTGATTACGCTCGGCAACCACGAAGACCGCGTGACACGTTTTGTGAATTCTGACGCGGCATGGGAAGACGTTATCAGTTTAGACATGCTCGACTATGAGCGCTCAGGCTGGGAGGTCTACCCGTTCCTGCAACCTGTCGAGATCGAGGGCATAGCTTTTTGCCACTATATAACCTCGGGTGTCATGGGCCGCAGTATCACGAGCGCACGGGCAGGTCTCACGAAGAGACACCAGTCATTCGTTCAGGGACACGTCCAGACTCGCGACATAGCGGAGACCAGTGACGTACTCGGTCGCCGTCGCATCGGCTTGATGGCGGGCATCTTCTACTCTCACGAGGAAAGCTACCTCAACAGTCAGACCGGCACAGATACGACTTGGAGCGGAATTTGGATGCTCCATGACTGTCACGAAGGTCAATTTGATTACATGCCAGTGTCATATGCCTACCTGCAAGACAAGTATGGATAATCAAGACAAGTCCGCGTGGTGCCGGGCAGGGGAGAAAGCTGAGGCCGACTTCCTTGCCACCCGGCAGATTGCTGGCGTCGGACTATCGTGGAATCCAGCGAAGCAGACAGATCGATACGCGCACGATTACGTGGCGATGATCCCTGTTGACCTGAAGACCATGAAGACCCCGTGGCGAAAGTCTCAGGAGTTGTTCGGCATACCCTCAGATAAGGCTGTGTCGATCAACCAGAAAGACTTGAGTCGTTACGCAGAGTTGTACCCGAACATCATCATTTACCTCGATGTCGAGTACACCGGGAAGCTGTTCTCCCTGACGCTAAACAGGGCGAGGAGATTGATCGAAGAGGGCCGGGCACACCGGCACGAATACCTCGAACGGAAGAATGACAACGCGGGTAACGCGAAGGTCAGCTTCATTTTTAACACCGACGATTTAGACATTCTTCACGAAAGGTGACGTGGGATACATAAGTGCCAAGGAGGTTTAAGCATGGAAAAAGAATGGGTTATGGAAGACCGGAACCGCGACATGTGGTCGATAGTGAACGACGTTTCTCGTGTAGAAGAGATCCCGATCAGTTCTATCGTATCGCTCTGTGAGGATCACGGTCTTGAGTGTCGTGACTTTGTCGAGAAGTGGGAAGCACTACTTGATACCAGTCACGAACTTATCAATAGAGCGGAGGATTTGATGTGAGTAGATACAACGCGACGCTGTATTTCAAGACTAAGCAGTCAGCACTGGACGCTGGCTACTGTGACGCAGTCGAGACCGACGAAGACGACTTCCCCTACATGGCGGTGGTGACGTTCTTCGCTGATCACTACGACGTGGAAGAGGACGACGACATGTTCGAGGTGGCTGTATGAGCATGAGGGACGTTTCATCAGTCAGGCTCAACGACGCTACCCCGGAAGAGTGGGACGCGGTCAACAGGCCACGCCACTACACCACGTCTGAAGTCGAGTGCATAGATTACATCCACATGATGCTGGGTTCTGGCGTAAACGATTATCTACGCGGACAGGTCTACAAATATATGCACCGCCACCAATTTAAGGGCGCGGAATTGGAAGACTGTAAGAAGGCGCAGTTCTATTTATCGCGCCTCATATATGAACTCGAACAGGGAGGTTAAATGGATAAAGTTAATCGCTACATCAAGCTGTCGCGCAAGGACGTTAGCGCTGGCATTGAGCAAAAAGGTGGGTTGTCCTACATCAGTTGGGCTTACGCATGGAATGCTTTAGCGGAGGAGTATCCCGACAGCACCTACTACTTCGGTGAGCCTGTCACGTTCCCTGACGGGACGATGATGGTCAAGGCCGGGGTCAACGTGTGCGGGATTAATTATGAGATGCAGTTGCCGTGCATGGATCATCGCAACAAGGCAGTCAGCAACCCGGACGCCCGGCTGATTTCGGATAATCAAATGCGGGCGCTCGTAAAGGCGATAGCGATGACAGGATGTGGTATCGGACTTTATCTCGGAGACCTCAAGCACGTGGTCGCGGAGTCAAAGTTCGACAAGGCCGAGCAACTGCTGGCCGCGCAGGACGCTAGTGGCTTCCACGAGTTCGTACACGTCACGCTTGGCGAGGTCGAGCGCGTTGACATCTTTAATGATGCACCGCCCGGTCGCAAGACTGCATTTAAAAACGAATGGCGTAGTTTGCTAGCTACCGCCAACACGTTCTTGGATGAGGTGAGTGCCAGCATCACGGACGCACACCAACGGGATGATCTCTCGCTCCTGCAAGAGACCATCGGTGAACTAACCTCTTACGAGAGGAAAGCAGTATTCGGTCGTCTATCTGACGCCGAGAAAACTTTTGTTAAACAGGCAAGGAGTGCCGCATGAAGCAGTTCAAGAAAGTAGTAGCAACAGTAGGTAAGTACACTGACGCGAATGGTCAGGAAAAGAATCGGTACGTGACAGTCGGTCGTGCGTTTATCCGCGACGACAAGAGCGTGTCGATCAAGGTGGACTCGATGCCAGTAGGCCCGGAGTTCAGTGGGTGGCTC